CCTTATAATCCAACTGAGCCTGTTTTTACTGTCTGGGATTTGGGCCGGTCGGACATGACATCTATTTGGTGGCTCCAATGGGTTGGTAGAGAATTGCGTTGGATTAAGTTCCATGAGGATAACGGTCATGATATCACACATTATGCGGGAATATTGCGCGAGCAACCTTATACCTATGTGCCCGGCGGGCTTTATCTTCCTCATGATGGCGGGCACGATACAATTGTAGGGGATAGCTGCAGCACTCAACTTAAAAAGCTTGGGTGGGATAATGTGGTTATGCCTAGAACAAATGATATAAATGCGGATATTAACAACCTGCGCTCTGTTCTTGCCTATTCTGCTATTGATGCGGTTAATTGCGAGGATGGAATCCATTGCCTAGATAATTATAAATATGAATTTAATGAAGATAGACAGGTTTTTAGCACTAATCCTGTTCATGATTGGGCGTCACATGCTGCGGATGCTGCGAGATATGCCGGATTAGCTGCGGAACTGGTTAGATCGAAATTATCCGCAAGTGGCAAAAAGTCCAAGCCTTTCAAGTCAGGAAGAGGATCCGGCTCCTTTATGGGGTAATTATTTTAGCTGGGGTGGTTTACAGGATATTGAGGGCGTGATACCATTATTTTTTTAGGGAGTTTATGCTTTGCTACATGGAAGTTCGCACGAAAAAGGAAGTTCACACAACACACACGAAGAAGTAACGGACAAAGAAGCCGCTAAAAAATTCGTGGAAGATGCAAAGAAAGAATTTAATCTTGATAAAGAGCATTGGTCTAAAATCTATAAAAAAGCTCGTGATGATCTTCATTTTCTATCTGATGAAAAAGGCGCTCAATGGCCTGAGAAGGACTTTAAAAGCAGAAATGATAGTAATCGTCCAGCATTAGAAATGGATAAGCTGGGTCAAATGACCCGCTCTGTTATAAATAAAATGCTCATGAATACCCCCACAATTAATGTTAATCCATCTGATAGTGATGCGGATGAGGAAACAGCTGACATTTTCAAGGGCTTAATTCGTAATATAGAATATCAATCAAGCGCGGACGATGCTTATGACCTAGCTGCAACCAATCAAGTGCGCTCTAGCATAGGTTTTATAACTGTTGACCATGACTATATTGATGATTTCGGGTTAGACCAGGATTTAATAATCAAGCGGGTTAATAACCATTTAAATATCTACCTTGATAGGAATATTAAAAAGCCGGATGGCTCAGACGCTGGTCATGGCACAGAATTAGAAACAATCTCCTTAGCTGAATTTAAAGAAAGATTTAAAGGTTTTGAAGCTATAAGCTTTACATGCCCTAAAGGCGAAACCGCAGAGCGCAAGAAAGAAAAAACTGTCACTATTGCTCAATTTTATAAGATTGAATTCACCGAGCGTAGGGTTGGGGTTTTTAAGGGTCTTGAGGGAATGCAGGACGTTACAGACGAATTAATAGAAGAATTTGGCGAGCCTATCAAAGAAAGAATGATTAAAGATAAGACAGTTCGCCGCGCTTGGTTATCTGGTGAAGATATCTTAGAAGAAACAACCTTCCCAGGCCGCTACATTCCTTTGATTCCTGTAATGGGTGAAGAGCATTGGTTAGATGGTAAAAGACATATTCATAGCTTAATTAGAAAAGCAAAAACTCCGCAACAAATGCACAACCTTTGGAAATCTTTAGAGACTGAGTTGCTTTTAAAACAGCCTCAGGCTCCTTGGTTGGTAGCTGACGGCCAAATCGATGATTGGCAAGATGAGTGGGAAGATCCTAATAATGCTTTTGCGCTTAGATATAAACCTGTCGTGGACGGTGTAGCAGTTCCGGCACCTCAAAGGCAAAACCCACCAGTTAGTCCAACAGGGGTTTTAAATGCTTCTGCGGGCACATTGGATGATATCCGCGCCGCTGTAGGTATTCATGAGGCTTCTGTCGGTGAACAAGGAAATGAAACCTCTGGTATTGCTATTCAAAGACGCAGACAAGAGGGAGAAATTGGCACCTTCCATTATCACAATAATTTAATGAAATCTATTGCACATGTTGGCAGGATTCTAATTAACGCTATTCCTGATATTTATGATTCAGAGCGGATCATTCGAATTATCGGTGAAGAGGAGGCGGTCAGTAAGATTAAGATCAACTCTGAAATGCAAGAGGGTCTTGATGAGGCTGAGGGTCTACCTAAAGGACAAAAGCGCACGTTTGATATGACTATGGGTCGTTATGACGTTAGGGTTTCTACTGGTGCACCATTCTCAACTCTGCGTGAGGAAGCTGCGGAAAGATACACAGAAGTATTAAATGCTAATCCTGAAATGTTCCAAATCATTGGAGACATTGCTTTTGATAATATGGATTTCCCCGGTGCTAGTGCAATTGCTAAGAGATTGCGCAAACTGGTGGATCCAAAATTACTCGAGGGCGAAGACGGAGAGGAAGAGGGCAACCCAGAGGCTCAAGCATTGCAAGAACAATTAGAGCAAGCTGCAGCAGATATGCAAGAAATGCAACAAGCCTTAGATCAAATAACAAAACAGCTTGAGGATAAATCCCAAGAAATAGAAGTTAAGGCGGTAGCCGCTATAGCTAAAGCTGAAACAGATAAAACAAAGGTGGAAATTGATGGGTTCAATGCTGACACAGACAGGGAGAATGCAGAAACCAGCCGTATTAAGGTCGTTGGTGAGCTATCCCTCAAAGAAGATGAAGTTGAAATTAAAAAAGCAGAATTAGCGGGCAACCAAATAAGCGACCACATGGATAGGGTTGTGGACTTGGCACAAGATGGGTTAGCCCCTTCACCTATTTCGGGCGAGTTTATCGCTACGGAATCGTCAGACGATTTTGTCGGCGAATAATTGGAGAGAAAAATGAACGACGTAGAAACCGATGTAGTAACAAATGAAATACCAGCGGCCCCAGCGGCGGAGGTAGCACAGGATGCTCCGGCACCAGTGACAGAAGCCCCGATTGATGGAGAGACGCAACCAGAGGGTGATGAGCTGCCAATTGAAGCACCAGCACCAGAGGGTCGGGTAGAGTGGCCTAGTTCCGCTGTTAACGCCATGTCAAGGCGTGACAAAAATCTAGCAAAATCAAGGCGTGATAATGAGGACTTGCGTTCTCAATTGGCTGCTTTGAAAGACCAAGATTCAAATGCTGATAAAGGTCAGTCTGATGAGCCGAAAGAAGAGGATTTCGACAATTGGACACAATGGCAGCGAGCATTGAATCAATGGGACTCTCGTAATATTCATAACGAGGGCAATCAAGGGAATGCACAAGAATTAGAGCAATTATCACCGGAAGACCAACAGAGGCAAGAATGGGTTACCACTCGCGCCGATGCGGTCGCCGAAACGCACCAAGAACTGGGTAAGTCAATTACTGACTACGCGGAAACAATGGCTGCTTATAATGATATTTTCTCCAACATCCCCGCTGACTTGGAACTATTTGTTTTAGGTTTGGATGATACCGCGCATACGCTCTACTTAGCCGCTAAGGCAGGTAAGATCGAATCAATGGTAGAAGCCTGGCCTTTTTCTCCTGATGCTGTTAAAGCACAGTTGCAAGCATTTAGTGGTCAAAAACCAGCAGGGAAAGTTAAAACCGATATTCAAGACGTTCCCGCCGAGAAGGATGTACCCAAGGATAAAACCTCGGATGCTCCTAAACCTATAGGTGCTGTGAAAGGTTCCGGCACTGTTACAAAAGATTTGGATGATTTATCTCCTAGAGAGTTAAAACGCCGGATCTTGCCAACTTAGGAAAGGCTTAAAAGATGGCAAATCAATTTAATACCATCCAGAATAGTGGTGTAATTACTAAACTCGCTGCGCAAATTCTGGCAGATAAGCTTCATTTCATGCGTAATACGCAGGAAGCGGAGTCCGACGAATTTAAAGGTAAAAACGGCTTTAAAGCGGGCATTACGGTTCAAATTAACAAACCAGCTCGTTATATTGCTCAAAATACCTTTGACATTACTGGTAATCTTCAAGATACAGTAGAAGAAAAAGCTCCTTTGACTTTGGATATTATCTCAACTGTTGGTCTTGAGATTGATTCTCTTGAATACGCAACTGAGCTTGAGCTTGAAGACATGATGACTCGTGTTATTGAGCCAGCGATGAACACAGTGGCGCATGACGTTGAATCTCAGATGATGAACAAAGCTGCTAAGCTTGTAGCAAACCAAGTTGGAACAGCCGGATCTACTGTTTTTGATCCTGATACCGTTCTTTCTGGTCGTGAAAAGCTTAATAAGTATCTAACGCCAACTGGCAAAGATCGTTCATTCCAGTTTGATGCGACCGCTGGTCGTTCTGCTGTGAAAGAGCGGGCTGGACTGTTCCATTCTTCTGAGCGCATTGCTGAGCAGTATGATTCTGGTCTTGTCGGTATCGCTGACGGTTTCAAATGGCTTGAATCTGAGCTTCTTTACCAACACTTAAATGGTACAGATGTAACAGGCGTTGCTATTGATACAGCGGTTCAAGCGTCTACTGAAGGTCAAACTTCAATCGGCGTTGATGGCTTAACAGCTACCACTGGCACCGTTACTGCGGGCACAGTATTTACAGTTGCTTCTGTATTTGCTGTTCACCCGATCACTAAAGCACAATATCCATTCTTGCAGCAGTTTACAGCTACGGCTCTTGCTACTGCGGATGGTGGTGGTTTGGCTACAATTCAAATTAGCCCGACTATGTTTGCTGCTTCTGCTGGATTGCAAAATATTTCTGCACTTCCTGCTGATACAGCTGCTTTGGTGTTCTCTGGTGCTGCTAGTACTACTTTCACTCAAAACCTTCAATATCACAAACAGGCGTTCCATACTATTTCGGTTCCGCTAATCATGCCTAAAAAGGCTGAGTTTGCTGAAATGTCTGAGGTTGACGGTGTTCGTATTGCTATTATCAGAGACTTTGACGTGAAGACTCGTTCTATAAAACTCTCCTGTCGCCACCCTATTTGTTATAAAAAACCCATCTAAGAAAACCACGGTACCAGCGACAAAAGGAAAGGTTGAGTCTTGGAAAGTATTGTCGGAATAAGTGAGAATATAACTTCTAGCTCCGTCACAGATAGCCAACTCAAAGCCATTTGAATCTATTGTTACCCCGCCCGCGCTTGTTTCTAAATCACCCCGAAATGTTTCGGCACCGATTGAAGACATTTCAAAGAGCTTAGAGCCCCTTACAATAAATGCTCGGCTTCCAGTGAAGAACATGCCCCTAATAGCACCACTTGCCCCGATAGCAGTAAATAATGAAAGGCCAG